CATCTCACAGCCCCCAGCTGATCAACCAGCACTTATGGCTTCTTTTAAGAAACCATCCTATATCGCCGGTCCTGAAGAAGAACTTGTTGGCGACACCCTGAACTGGATCGATGAACATGTTCCAGAACTCAGAGACTATTGGGAAGATTTCGAGATTATCGAACTTCCATTAAAGGATGGCACTTATTTAGTTGTCATCTGTTCACAAGGTGAAGACATTTGTGAACTACACATGAGAGGATTAGTCCTCTTACAAAAGAAGTATTTAATCAAAAGACCAGAACATAAGATCAACCGTTATGTTGCTCAATCGTCCGATCCAGACAATACTTCTTCTAAGAAGAGACCATACAAAGTTGTAGTCCTTGAGAACCAACGCATTCTCGAACGCTTTGAATGGCCAGATGGTCAACACCATACCATCTTCTACACATCCAAGAACCTTGCCGGAGAATATGTTGTCCTCATGAAACATGTTCACACTTATACCGGTGAGCTTGTGATGCCTCCCGCTTGCTATTTACCTGAACTTACACTCAAGCGGGCCCATTATGAACTCATCTTTGAGCGCTCACAACAATATGTTGCCCAGGCTCAGCCCAAATATGTAGCTCAGATGATGAAAGTCATCACCGATCCTTTGGGAACACGTCAAATGTCAAACTCGATCGACAACGCAACGACCACCGTCGCTTCGAAGCTTGATGAGACTAAAGTGTTCCTAGACGAGAAACAACAACAATTACTAGAGAGCATACAACGAAACACCTCTTTAGCTTCTGCAACCATACAAAATTCAGTCCATGAACTCACGTCTGCCTTCCAGACTGGTTCCCAGGAGTTAATTGAGATGATTAATGAAGCTAAGAAGATGCTAGTCGAGAAAGTGAATTCTATTCTCTATACCACATTTGAGAAACTATGTGGTTTCCTGCTTTCAGTATGGTCCTGTTATAAGGTTACTGACGCCCAAACTAGAATTTTGATTATGTCTAGTTGGGTTGTAACCGCAGGACTGGGATCATATACGATCCAAGTTCTCACCTCTGCCCTATCTGATTACACAGCACAAACCTTTTCCCTAGACCAATTTATTGGGTTCGTTTCTGTCACTGCCAACCTTTTTGGTGTCAGTGATGACACTATTGAGAAAAGTGCACTTGCTAAGTGTAAGAAGATTCACACTCTGGCCTCTGGACTAAAGAGTGCCCAAGATCTTGTCAAAATGCTCAAAACAGCGATTGATTATGTTCTCAGAAGATTCTTTGGAATCGTTCCTGAGGCTCGCGAAATTTACGACAATGCCACTCGCTGGTGTGAAGAAGTTCGTGAAATCCTCCACAAGGAAGGAATCGAACGCAAAATGTGGGATGATGAACATTTCCTACGTGATTTTGATGAGAAAATGGTCGAGGGTGATGAGATATATTCCGAACTATGCACAATAAATGGTCAGGAAGCAACCATCACTGCTCGTAATGTTGACGACGTCCGAAGGAACCTCAGAGAACTCAAGACAGCCCTACACGAAGTTAAACTCGGTGCTAGAGGCCGTCAAGAGCCTGTTGGAATTCACGTGTTCGGTAAACCTGGAACCGGGAAATCCAATTTTTGGCAGTTCCTTGTAGCCAAATTACATTATGAACTTTATTACAGAGATCCCAAGGACAAGTCAAAAACTTACCCACTGAAACCCTCTGATATCTACAAGCCCAATCCTGCTTCGGAATTCCATGAACCTTATCACGGACAGAAGTACTACATTGCTGATGATATTTTTGCTTGGGAAGATCAAGATCTTTTAGGCAAAATTTCTCTTGAAATCATCCAAATGATTAGTACCGGAAATTACAAGCTCAATATGGCCTCCCTCGAAAAGAAAGCCACAACCGATTTCGTTTCCGAGTGGTTCATCTTAGTTTCTAACAATAGAAATTTTCCTTCCAACATACCATTAGCAGATAAGGGTGCTCTTAACCGCAGATTCACACACTGGGTTGAAATAGAAACTAACCCTTTTTATGGTTATCAAAAGACTCACGAGAAATCTGGAGCCACCTATTGGGCCATTGACGAAGCCAAAGTCAATAAGGCCAAGAAAGAACAAGGTAAATCATGGGATCCATTTTGTGTTTACATTATCAACTACTATCCCAACTTTGGCCAAGATTTAAAACCCATCACGATGTCCTTTGATCAGTTTTTCACTATGATTCTCAACACCTACAATGAGAAGAGAAAAGCCGGATCAAACCCTATGATGGCCTTCTTTGATTCCTTAACCGGAGATGATCTGACTTACGACCAGAAAGAAGAAGCTACTCATGTGGGTCACGTGAAGGACGTAGAGAACAAGGTTGCTAAAACAGAAAAGCACCTAGCTGCCCTCAGAGCAAGTTTGGATACCTTTTATGATTCAGTCAAGAAGGTGCTGACTTCCGACTTTGCTAAGTCTGCCTTAAAAGTGACCACTGTGGTTGCTGGGCTAGGAGCTCTGTACGCTTTTGGTACTAGAATGTTTTCCAGAGAAGGTATGATTCCTTCGGGTGATCCTAAAACGATTACTGGGGCAAAACCAACAATTTTGGCACCAAGAGCCCAACAACTTGCCAAACCAGTTCCAATAACTCATGTTGGTCAAGTTGCCGATCCTGGAGCAGTTAATCTCGCCCTAAATAAAGTTCAGAAGAATACATATTTACTCACTTGGACTGATGGTACTGTTGAAAATCAAGGTGCCGCTGTGCATTGCCTATTCTTACGTGATAACATTTTTGTCACTGTTAAGCATTGGCTTTCACATAGACGAGGTTTCACAAAGATGCGTCTCAGAAACATGTACAAGGATTTTATTATCGATGCTTCTGATGTTAGCATAACCCCTGTTCCTGGATATGAAGATGTGATGTTGTACACAGTTACCCATCCCTCTTTTCCTCCCCAAGCCAACATTCTCAAACATATTTGCACTGCTCAAGATTTTGCAGGAGATATGTCAGACATTATGACTGTCAGTTATTCTCAAGGCCATGGAGGCAAGTTACAATACGTGTCCCCTGTTGGTTCTGGAAAGAGAATGAATCGTTTCCTTGGATATCAAGATGGAGATACTCAATACGTAGTAAAGGATTACATCTCAATTGATGTCTTTTCTGACTATGGTGACTGTGGACGTCCATACATTGTCCTGAACACTAAGATGGAAAGAAAGATTGTTGGAATTCACGTTTCTGGAGCAACCCAAAAGGTTGAGTCCATTGCCATCCCTCTTTTTAGAGTAATCGATTGCTTAAACTATCGAGCCGAGAGCTCAGGCAATGGTATTTCGAAGAAACTCCAATGTCCACCTCACCTATCACTGATTAGAGAACTGGACAACCCCCCACGTATGCCTAATCGCACCACTATTGAACCAAGCCGTTTAGCACAATATCTTGGTGAACAAGGCTTCTTCCCAAAGACCGCACCAGCTCGTCTAGCTCCTGGTTTCGATAGTGAAGGAAACTTCAAGAGTCCTGCACAACTTGGACTCAACAAGTATCCTCCCCCACAAACAGAATGTCCTCTAAATAAGGACGACAAGCAACTCCTCATAGACTGTATTAAGGCTGTGGCCCGTCAAATGCCATATAAAGTCAAAAGCGACAGATCCACTGTCACCCTCAAGGAAGCCATCAACGGTAAGCCCGGATGGCCTCACTCAGAGAAAATCAGAATGAACACTTCTTGTGGTTTTCCATACACCCAAGAACGAGTTGCACCAGGAAAATGGGATTTTATCCAGTGTGAAGAACATGGATCTAAGTGTCGTGATACTTCACACACATTGGCACCCACAGAACGACTACTCAAGGATATCGAAACCCTCGAGAAGCAATGCTCATTGAACCTTACAGATCACCAGATTAGAGAATTGATCGTTATCACAAACTGTCTAAAAGACGAACGCCTTCCACTTGAGAAGGTTGAGGCTTTCAGAACAAGAATTTTCAACATCCTTCCCCTCCATTACTTAGTCTTATGTAGAAAGTACTGGATGGTCTGGGTCGAGAATATGATGAGTGACCCTGATGGAAGTATTAGTTCTCTTGGAATCAATGTCCACGGACCACAATGGGGCAACCTGGTTCACAATAAGGTTGGAGATATTAATTTCCCAGGAGATTTCAAATTCTACGATGGATCCTTACTCTACTGGCTTCAAAAGCTTTGTATCGAGGAAGGATTCCTGTATTGGTTCGAACTCCATTTCAAAGATGAACCAAATTTTGAGCAGATACAGAAGATTCGAGAGAATTTACAGAAGGCAGGTTTCAACGCCACTGCCATTCTTGGAATTCTACTCTTCTTTATCTGTGGTCCTAACCCATCAGGGAAATACGACACCACACCTTGGAACATCTTTGTGAATGCTGTTGCCAATATGTTCTCTGCCGTCAAGGCCGCAAGAGACCAGAACATCCCAAGCAAGAACTTAGGTAAATATAAACCTGAAGATTATTTGGAGGATTTCGATTTTGCTGCCTTTGGAGATGACCACCTCGAAGCTTGGCGATCCCTTCTAACCTGCTGGTACACTATGCAGATGAAGAAGAAGAACTTAGCCTTATTAGGTATGACTTATACCAATCCTGACAAGACCGAGATCACGGACGACACCAAGCCGTGGTATACCAAGGATGAAGTCTACTATTTGAAACGCAAATGCTATTGCCCTCACTCAGATTA